TCCCTCAAATATTTCATTATTGTCTGACATACAATCTCCTCTTGAATGTACTTATTCATATATAAATATTAAATTTGTAAGAAATTGTCTAAAATAAAAAACCCACAATGAAGTGGGTTTAGTATTTAAAAGAATGAACTTGAAGTATTGAATAGAATTGAACCATTACTATAGTATTTATTTAGTAATTTTTTGTAGTGTTTTTTCAATACATTAACTACTGATGTTATGTGTGTAGTTTCCACATCAGTCATTTCTCTGATTAGAATATATATAGCTTTTTTATTAAAGTTTTCTATATCTTCTCGTTGTTTAATTAAATCAATAATTGCATATCCTATTCTTAAATCTCTATCTTTTTTAAAAATAGTGTTCATATTATTATCAAAGTATTCAACTATTTCATCTGTCAAAGTTATATAATCAGATTCGTTAAAACCACTAGATTTATATTGTCTATCTAATGCATCCATTTTATCGTGAGATTTTAATTTTTTATAATT